CCCTTGAGGAAGCGGCCCTCAGCGTCCCCACGGTGGCAAGAGCAATCTCCCTGCTCTCCACCGTGGCGGCGACGCTGAACATCAAGAGCTACACCCTGCAGTGGACCGGGCAGGAGTACGAAAAGCTCTATGTTGAGGGTGAGTCATGGATGAATCGCCCCGACCCCAAGACCACGCGCAACTTCATCATGGCCAAGACCGCCCGGGATCTGATCCTGTACGGACGGGCCTTTTGGATGATAACCAGCCGGTATTCGACTGGCTACCCCGCCACCTTCCAATGGCTGCCGGCCAACCTGTGTGACACGCCAGACAACGCACCGCCGGAATGGTTCGGGCCTGCGGAAAAGGTCAACTTCAACGGCATCCCGCTCGACGTGTCGCAGCTTGTGCAATTTCACAGCGGGTCCCAGGGCATCATCTACCAGGGGCGCCGCGCAATTCAGATTGCGCTGAGGCTTGATCAGTCGGCAGAGCGCTTCGCCACCAACGAGATTGCCGCCGGCTACCTGCAGCAGAAGGGCGGCGAGCCCATGAGCGGCGACGAGCTCGCTGAGATGGCCGCAGCATGGGCAGCCAACAGGCGCACGAACGCCATTGGCGCGTTGAACGAGCTGGTGAGCTTTGAATCGTTCGACGTTGACCCTTCGAAGCTGCAACTCGTCGAAGGCCGGGAGTACCAAACGAAGGAATTGTCCAGGCTCATGGACATTCCAGCGTACCTCTTGGCGATTGATCAGTCGGGCATGACGTACGCCAACGCGCAGCAGGCCCGGCAGGATCTCATCTTGTTCGGGGCACGGCCCATCCTGCACGCGATCCAAGAGCGCCTGAGCATGGATGACATCCTTCCCCGGGGCCGGCACGTCGAGTTTGCTCTTGATGAGTACCTGGACGAGTTCAGTGAGGTCGAGGAAATGCCGGCGGAAGTCCGGCCAGTCGAGGAAATCGAGGTTGAGCGTGATTCGCTTTGACGCTGATGCCAGTCTGATCACCGCTGAGGCTGGTGACGCCGAGCGCCCGGCCCGCATCGCGGGCATTGCAGTGCCGTGGGACACGGTTGCGACTGTCTCCGATGGCCAGCAGGTGCGATTCTCGCGTGGGGCCTTCGACACCGCGCAGAAGCCCGCGAAGCTGATCGAGAACCACGACCTGACGCAGCTGCGCGGCGTGGTCAACGCCCTTCAGGACACTGATGAGGGCTTGGAGTTCGAAGCCACCCTCGCAGACACCAGGGCAAGCCGCGACGCGGTTGCGCTGCTTAAGGCTGGCGCTTACGACTCTGTGAGCGTGGGAGCCCAGCCCACCAAGTTCACGACCGACGCCGAAGGCGTCATGACCGTCACTGAGGCGGCACTGGTCGAGCTCTCCCTGGTCGCTGTCCCAGCGTTCAAGGAAGCGGTCATCACGCAGGTGGCCGCAACGGAGCCCGCAGATGCGGAGCCCGAGCAGGAGCAGGACCCCGAAAACACCGAGCAGGAGACTCAGGAAATGTCCGAGGCCAAGATCGAGGCCGAGCCCATCGAGGCCGAGGCCACCATCCCTACCAACCCGATGCTGTTCGCCGGCGCCAAGGCAGAGCTGCCGACGCCTGTGGAGTACCTCGCCGCAATGATTCAGGGCGGGCACGAGCTCGAGCGGGTGCAGGCCGCTGTTCGCGCCGCCGCTCCCAACGTGGTCATCAACGACACGCCCGGTCTGGTGCCGACCCCGATCCTCGGGCCGGTCTACAACAACTTCGTCGGCAACCGTCCCATCTGTGACGCTGTCGGCGTGCGCGCCATGCCCGGCGGCGGCAAGATCTTCATTCGTCCGAAGGTGGTCACGAACACCAGCATGGGCGTTCAGACGAACGAGCTCGACCAGCTCACCCAGGGCACGTTTGTCGTAGATGACATTCAGGTCACCAAGGGCACCTACGGCGGGTTCGTCAACATCTCTGAGCAGGATCTGGACTGGACCGACCCGGCTGTGCTGGGTTTCCTGCTGGACGACATGACGCGGATCTACGCTTCGGCCACTGAGGAAGTCGCCGCTGACACGCTGGTTTCCGGCGTGACCAACAGCGACAACTTCACCGCCGCTTCGGTCGGTGACCCGTCCTATTGGGCCGACTGGATCGCCACGGCTGCCGAGACCATCGTCACGGCATCGAACGGCAACTTCCCCACCCACCTGTTCGTCAACCCGAGCATGTGGGGCGAGATGGTGCGCCTGTCGGACGACAACAAGCGTCCGATGTTCCCGGCTGTCAACCCGCAGAACGCCCTTGGCGGCATGAGCTTCGGCACCGGCAACGGCACCGCCTGGGGCCTGCAGGTCGTGATGTCGCGCAACTTCGACGCGGCCACCCTGATCATCGGCGACGCGAGCGGCTACGAGCTGTTCGAGCAGCAGAAGGGCGCCCTGTCGGTGGACAACCCCGACGTGCTTTCGCGCACGATCGCTTTCCGTGGCTACTTCGCCGCCAAGATGATCGACGCCGACAAGTTCATCAAGGCCAACTTCGTCTAAGCCGCTTACCTGACTGACTGCCCATGCCCGTTTACGCCATCACCCATCGCCAGGTCACGGATGACTATCTAGTCGTCCAGACACTTGAGGGGACCGACGTTGGCATCGGGCAGTCAGTCACGGTGGCTGGTCTGGGAGCGACGCTGAACGGCACCTACACGGTGCTGGACGTTCCCACGCTTCGTTACGTTGGCGTTGATGATGAGGGCGATTGGATCTTCGATCCTGAAGAAATCATCCTCAATCAGCTGCTCATGGCCAAGACTCATGCAGACGTTGCGCGTGGGCCTGTGTCGGGGACGCTCACGTCAACGCCAATCTGCACATGGATCGTGAATAACGATGTCGTGGAGTGGCTGGGCATCGCTTCGGCCACGGCCAACGACACGGCTTTCATTACCAGCTGTGTGTCTGCAGCCAACGCCTACGCCTACCGCCGCCGGCGGGAAGCCGGGTACTTCGACAGCCTGACCACGGTGCCTGGTGGTGACGTGAAGCTGGGAACGGTGATGTTCGCCGGCAGCCTGTACCGCGAGCGGGGAAGCGTCGATTCATTCGCGTCCTTTGAGCAGATGGGCAACCCGGTCCCGTTCGGATCGAGCGGCCAGATCAACCGCTTGCTGGGCGTCAACCGCTCACAGGTTGCATGACCGCTTCAGGCATCTTCTCAGCGGCTCAGGCCGAGCTCGTGGGATCGCTGCAGGCTCTCGGCCTGCCTGTGATCACTGACGTTCGCAACGCCCGCCCCATTTCGGTGCTGGTGGAGCCACCTACCTTCACCTGTTTCAACAGCAACGTTGCTGACATCGAAATCGGAGTGAAGATCCTCGCCGCTCCCCCGGGCAACCAGGACGCGGCCGACTACCTCATCACCACCGCTGACACCATCATGGACAGCGAAATCAGCCTCATCCGAGGAATCCCCGGGGTCATGTTGATTGGTGGGCAAGAGGTTCCCACCTATGACCTCACCGTTCGTGTCTCTACTCAAAGGAGTTAGCCGGTTATGGCTACGACGACCTATCTTTCACAGCCGGGCGTTCTGACCGTGGACGGCATCGACCTCCGCGACCAGGCATCGGCGGTTTCCCTGACTCTGGGTTCTAACCCGCTTACCAGCACCGCGTTTGGTGACACTGGCGAGCGCATGGTGGGTGGCCTGCAGACCGTGGAGGGCACCCTTACGCTCTACTGCGACTACGGCAGCAACTCCGTGGAGACCACGATTGCTCTGGCTGTTGGCGACGGCACCACCACCATCGTGGTCAAGAAGGATGACGCGCCGGTCTCGGGATCTAACCCTGAGTGGACCATCGCCAACACCATGATCGCCAACATGCCGATCACCTACACCGTGGGTGAGCTGCAGGTGATGGAGGTTTCCTTCACCGGGGGTACCTGGTCCCGCGACGTAACTCCGTAAAGAACACCTAGGGGGAACAGATGGCAGAGCAGACAGCAGTAAACGGGAACATTGCTTTCACGACCGATGCGGGTTCCTATGTGGTGGACATTGCTTCGATCAAGAACACCGTGGCGTTTGAGCGCCATTTCAACGTGTCGGCCCAGGTGCTGCAGATGGCACCCCGGCTGGAGTACATCGCCTTCCTCGCATGGACCGCCGGCAGATCAGCTGGGCTGCCTGTGGCCGACACGTTCGATGGTTTCTTGGACGAAGTGCGGGACCTCGAAGTCATTGACACCGACGAGAAGGCAGATGCAAACCCTACGGACGGGGGACAGTAAGCCGGGCGCTCGCCGTAGTCCTGGCGCAAACCGGCTTCTGGCCCCCTGACGTAACCTTCACCATGAAAGACCTCAACACGGTCTTGGAAGTCATGAGAGAAAGCAGCCGCTGATGCCCGTTGATTCAAAGATTGAAGTGGTGGGCGTCAAGGACACAATTAAGGCGCTGCGGAAGCTCGACCCAGAACACCGTAAGGAGTTCAACCGGGGCGTCAAAAGTGTGGTGGCCCCCATGGTTGCAGCTGCCAAATCTGCGTACCCAACGAAGCCGCTTTCTGGGATGGGCCGAAATTGGACCCAAGGTGCCAGCCAGAAGTTTCCTTATGAGGTTGGCAAGGTTCGCAGCGGCGTGAAGGTAAAGGTTTCAACGCGGCGCGATACCAACAACGTCGTTTACATCAGCCAGGGCACAGCAGCTGGTGCGATCTTCGAAGTGGCAGGATCAAAAACCCCCGGCGCACCGTTTAACGCAAACCTGCGTGCCAGGAATAGCCGAGTCCTGTGGCCAACCTTTGATCGTTACCGACCGGCAATCATTCAAGGCATTGACGACCTTGTGAGAAAGGCCGAAAAGACTGTCCAGGGCGAAATAGGTTACGTCTGATGGCGATCACCATCCCCATCCTGACTGACTTTGACGGGCGCGGCATCGACCGTGGCATCGCGCAGTTCAAGCGCCTTGAGGGAACAGGCGCTAAGGCCGGGTTTGCCATCAAGAAGGCCGCAGTGCCCGCCGGCATCGCACTGGCCGCGCTTGGCGCCGCAGCATTTGACGCGACCAAGGCCGCGATTGAGGATCAGGCAGCCCAGGAGCAGCTGGCGCGCACGCTCAAGACCAGCACCAAGGCCACGAAGGATCAGGTCTCGGCGGTTGAGGACTTCATCACCCAGACTTCAATGGCCGCGTCGGTTTCTGATGATGAGCTGCGCCCAGCGCTTGCCATCCTCGCCCGGGGTACCGGGGATCTGACGAAGGCCCAGCAGGGGCTTGGCCTTGCCCTTGACGTGGCCGCTGGCACCGGGAAGCCTCTCGCGCAGGTTTCAGAAGCTTTGAGTAAGGCCTATGCCGGAAACCTTAAGGGACTCAACGCCCTTGATCCGCGCATGAAGGAGCTCATCAAGAACGGCGCAACGGCTGAGGAAGCCATTGCCATACTGAGTAAGACCTTCAAGGGCGATGCAGCTGCTTCTGCAGACACCGCCGCCGGCCGCTTCAAGGGTCTGGGCATTGCCCTGGACGAAACCAAGGAGAGCGTGGGAGCTGCGCTTCTGCCGGCGGTCGAAAAGATCCTGCCGGTGCTGCAGAGGTTTGCGAAGTGGGCGCAGGAGAACCCCAACGTGTTCCTCGCCATCGCCGCAGCCATTGGCGTGGTCGCCGCCGGCATCATCGGTCTGAACGTGGCCATGATGATTCTTTCCGCTAACCCGGTTGCCCTGATCGTCGGAGCGATCGTGGTTGCCGTGGCCGGGCTCACCATCGGCCTCATTGCGCTCTACAAGAAGTCCGAGACCTTCCGCAACATCGTTACCGGGGCATGGGAAGCGGTGCAGAAGGCCGTGGAGGTCGTCGTTGACTACCTCAAGGGGCCGGCGGAAGCCGCTTTCAAGATCATCAAGGGCGTTATCGACACCATCAGCGCACTGATCAAGGGAGACTTCAGCGGCGCATGGGATGGGCTCAAGACTGTCGTGAGTGGCGTGCTGGACGGCATCCAAAACTCGCTTATCGCTTTCCCGCTCAAGATCGCCACCGCCGCCCTGGACATCGGCAAGGCAATCGTCAGTGGAATTGCTGATGGTGTCGTTGGTCTTGCCACCAAGGTCTGGGACGTAATCAAGGGGATGCCAGGCGCACTGCTGTCGCTGGCCAATGGCTGGGTCGAGGGGCTGGGCACCATCGGCGGCGCGGTCATTCAGTGGATCAAGAACGGCGTGACGGGACTGGCCGGCGCTGTCTGGGACAAAATCAGCGGTTTTGCAAGCGCCTTGAAAACGCTGATTTCCGAAAACGTGAGCGACACCCTCGAAAACATCGGCAGTTTCATCATCAACAAGATTGTTGACGGCGCTAAGGCGATTGCCAGTGGGTTGGTGACTGCGCTGAAGTCAATTATCAACGCCGCCATTACGGTCGTCAATAAGGCTATTCGTGGGCTGAACGGTGCTTCCAGCGTCGTCAACGCGATCATTCCTGGTGGCGACCCGATAGGAAGGATTCCCGAGATTCCAAAACTGGCTAGAGGCGGGATCGTCACCCAGCCCACGCTGGCCCTGATTGGTGAGGCCGGGCCCGAAGCGGTCGTCCCGCTCAACGGCTCCCGCGAGTTCGGCAACATCACCATCAACATCGAAGCCGGGCTTGTGTCCACGCCGGATCAGGTGGGCCAGCAGATTATTGAAGCCATCCAGAGGGCGCAGCGGCGCTCAGGGCCGGCGTTCGCAGCAGCATGAGCACGCCAACCATTCAGGTGCTGGTGGGCTTTGAGCAAACAGTCGATTTTGCAACCCCGTTCCAGCTTGATTCGCCTACATACGGCCAGCTTGATAACGACACTCTTGGCGGTATTCAGATGCTGGATGTCACCAGCATGGTTAAAAGCATTGGCATTACCAGGGGGCGCAACCGCGACACTGAGCAGTTCAACGCTGGAACGGCATCGGTGGTGTTTTACGACCCAAACCGTGACCTTGACCCGGTGAACACGGATTCGCCGTATTACCCGTTTGTTGGCCCACGCCAGCCTATTGAGGTCTACGCCAACGGTTTACCAATCTACGCGGGGACGATCACCGATTGGGATCTTGACTACGACTTCACAACGTCCGGCAACCGCATGACCGCGCAATGCGCTGACAACTTCACTGTGCTTGCCAACATGACCTTTGACGCTTGGGCACCCGTTGAGCAAAAATCCGGCGCTCGGATCACCGCATCACTTGCGCGACCTGAGATTGCCTATCAAGGACCTCGGGCACTTGACACCGGGCAAAGCACGTTGGGCGGCACTCCTGGCGGCGGCAGCGCATACGACGTTAACCAAGGCACCAACGTTCTTAGCTACCTGCAAAGGGTTGCGGCATCCGAGGGCGGGTTCTTGTTTATGGATCACAGCAACGTTCTTACGTTCGTTGACCGAAGCCAAAACATCAACCCATCGGCTCTTGCCGCGTTCACCGAGGACGGAACCGGCATTGCCTACAGCTCATTGCTAAACCAATTTGGCGACGAGTTGCTGTTCAACAGCATCCAGATGCAATCGCCGGCTGGAAACGTGCAAACGGCTACCGATGCGGAAAGCATCGCCCGTTACCAGGCATCTCAATACTCAAAGCTCGATCTACTGAACAGCACGACGTCGGAAGTACTTGACCTTGCCGACGCTTTTTTGGCGACTCACGCCAACCCTGTTTTGAGGTTCACGGGCGTCAGCTTGCAATTGGCGGCTTACGACGAAGCGCATCAAAATGACGTTCTTGCGCTTGACTTGGTAGATGTCGTGACAATCCAGAAGTCTTACGACGTGGGAAGCCCTGCCAGCATTACCGAATCGTTGATTGTCAGCGGCGTCCAACATTCCATTACCCCGGAAAGCCACACGGTGGCGCTCACTTTTGAGCACACCGATTCCCGGGCATACTTCACGCTTGACGCGCCAATCCTCGGCAAGCTCGATTCCAACTTTCTCTACTTCTAGGAGTAACCGTGGCTTGGACTACGCCAAAGACAGATTTCTCCCCGGGCAACGTGTTGACCGCTGCTCAGATGAACAACATTGGCGGAAACCTGGAGGCGCTCACAGCTGGTCGGCGGCTCGGGTACGTCACTCAGACTTCTAACGTCACTGTCAACCAAAACTCGTTGGCATCAGCGACAGACGTATTTTCCAGCGATCTGACATTCACTGGCGTTGCGGCTACTCAGTACCTAGTTGAGTTCCAGTGCTCACGCTCGATTCCTGGCAGCGGCGACTTCATCACGTTCAATCTGGTGAACGGCACTGGAACCGGCATTGGCATGTTCAACATCAATACCGGCAATGACATTGGAATCTATTCAAGGTTTGTCTATACCCCCGGTGCTGGCAGCATTTCTATCAATGTCCGGTGCCTGCGAAACACCAACAATGGCACCTTGTACGCCGGAAGCGGCGGTACGGGAACTTTCGATTACCTGCCTATGGCTTTGGCTGTTTTCGGGCCTGTGACGACCACATGAGCCCTGAGGACACGCACACCATTCGTGCCGACATCCGTGAGCTCAGGGACGAGCTTTCAAAGGTCGTGGACCTGCAGCGGGAAACCAACCGCCGCCTGGGGAAGCTCGAAGGGCGCGTGTTCGACCTTGAAATCTGGCGGGCTCGGCTGCAGGGGGCAGCGGCCACCAGCCGCGTCGTGTGGCTTCTGGCCGGCGGCGCACTCACCGGCATTGTCGTCGGCATCGTGAACAACACTTAGGGGGGACCGTGATCAGTAACGGCCAATACACGCTTCGCAAGGCATCGCACTACCTCGGCGCAATGGAGGGACCGCCCAACCGGAGCGGCGACCCCATTGTCAACGAGTGCCAGGCACCGTGGGGTTGGCCCGATGGCGGGCAGCCCTGGTGCGCAATGTTCGTTGCGTTCTGCGTAGCTCAGAGCGAAGCTGATGCCAAGTACCGCAACGCTGCCAAGACCATCATGAGCCCATCGACCGCCGTGATGGTCAGCAAGGCCCGGGCCAAGGGCTGGTATCGATCGTTCAGCAAGAACACCAAGCCCGGGGACCTGTTCATCATCGACGGCCTGCACGTTGGGTTTGTCAACGCACTGAACAAGGACGGCACCTTTCAGACGATCGAGGGCAACGCCAGCAACGGCGTTCGCAGCCTGACGCGCAGCTGGGGCGACGGCTGGAAGGTGATCAGCGTCCCCGGGGTGGGCACGCCCGGCGCAGCGGCGGTGGTCGATGGCTACGGCTTCGATGACACGCGGGTCAAGATCTACGGCGGCTGGCCGACGCCAGAGGCGCGTGATCAGCAGCTGAGGAAGTTCGCCCAGGCTAACCCCGACTACTGGACGCAGGCGATCCGCATTCAGGCCAACAGCCGCTTCGCATTCCGCGCTGGCCCCGACGGGACGTGGAATCGCTGGACCTTCGGCCCATGGCTGCACAAGACTGGCAAGCAGACGCGGGATGAGCAGATGAAGGCATGGCAGGAGAAGCACAAGGACGCCACGGCGCGACCGTGGAAAAAGACTTACAAGGAGTCCTGAGCATGGCGCCCGAGATTGTCCCGCCGTCCACTGTCGTGATCGAGCCCCCGCCGGCAGAGCCCACGGATTACGACCCGAAGAAGGAGTCAGAGGAATGACGCCGAAGATCGGGCCAAGCACGATTGCCATGCTGACCGGCGCTGTGGTGGTCATGGTGGCTTTCATCGACACATGGGCTGAGGGCAGCCCAAACCTCTGGCTTGCCGCAATCTCGGCGGGCCTCACTGCCATGCTGGGGGTGCTTCGCAGCTGGCAGGCCGTTGCAAGCGAAAAGGGAGATAAGCAGTGATCCGCACGACCACGGCTGCAGCATTGGCCGCACTCGGAATGGCAGCCTTACCTGCCGCCGGCACCACCACACCGTGCCAGGCGCATAAGGGGTGGGACAAAGCAGCGTGCATTAAGCAGCACAAGAGAAACCAGCAGGACTGGCCCGCGAAGCCAAAGGAATGGGAGATTCAGCGCCGCATTGGGATGGTCCAATGGCGCAAGGCCGAGCGCGTGGCGCAGTGCGAAACCGCCGGCAATTGGCAGCACTACCCGCATGGCCGTTACATCGGCGGGATGGGCATGTTTCGCTCGACGTATGGAATCGGCCAGGCAGTCACCGGCTACCGCTGGGTACACCAGGGCGCAACGAAGGCAGAGCAGATCGCCGTTGCGTACGTCGTCGCGCAGCGCTTCGGATGGTCGGCATGGGGCTGTGGCTCCGCGTGAGTCTGTAGCCTCAACTCAACAGCGAAGGGAGATCGCTTTGAATGACCCACACACAGACAAGCCCGATCCCGGTGAGGAATGGGCGCTTGAGCTCCAGATGGAGCAGGACCGCGTAGACCGTGCCTTTGGCCGATCCATCGAAACGCTCTACGAGGAGTCCGACTGATGGAACGCTTGAGGCTGTGGACGTTCTACGTCCTGTTCGTCTTTGTCGTGGCGTGGTTCACATACACGCTCACAAACGTCTTCGCCGCATGGCTGGCGGGCACGATTCACTAGGGGGAACCAGTGGAGAGCATGAGCTTCGACGAGCTTGAGGGCATCCTTGATGAAGTCGCAGAACGCGCCAACCGCGAATGGCGTGAGGTAACCCGCAGGGCGATTGAGTTTCTCGCAGGCCGGGGGCAGGAGTTCACCGCAGATGACGTGTGGGCGCTGATTGAGCCCATAGGCGTCACCACACATGAGCCCAACGCAATGGGCGCGATGTTCAACCACGCACGCCGGGACGGACTGATCGAGTCAGATGGCGTCTACCGACCGAGCACCAGGCGCAACGCACACAGGCGCATGGTCCGAGTATGGAGGGCAGCAGCATGAGCGACGACACGCCGGGAGAAGTGGTGCGCCTGGTACCGCTGACCGATGATGAGCGCAGGCATGAGGCGCTACGCAGGTTGGGTGAGGAATGGTGGGAGCCGCCGGCAGAGCTCATCGACACGCTGCCCAAGGGCGGGGTCGATCTGCGTTACCTCAGCCACATCTGGGTGCGTAAGGCGTTTCAGGATGCCGACCCCGACTGGTGGTGGGAGCCCATGGGCTACGACGACCGTGGCCAGCCGGTGATAGTCACTGACAGTCAGGGGCAGCCGGTGGGGCTGTGGATCTGGCTTCACCTGCTGGGTACCAAGATGCCCGGGTATGGGTCCGTTGAGCCCGGCAAGCGTGACGCGATCAAGGAGCTGATCGGGGATGCGCTGAGAAACGCCGGCATGCGCCTGGTGGGTGGCTCACTGTGGGTCAAGCAGAGCAAGAAGCCTCAGAAGCGATCCAAGGCCCCTCTGCCCTCTGCCATAGGTAAGACACCTGACCCGGTGGAGAAGGCGCGCCAAGCGGCTGAGAAGGCCGGAGAGGATGCGCCGCAGCATGAGTCCACGTTCGGAAAGGACTTCTACGACCGCATGGTCGACGAGCACGGCGATGAGGTAGTCAACGGAGCCATGGCCACGTTCAAGGTCGCCAAGTTCAGTGAGCTGACGCCAGAGCGATGCAAGGTGATTGAGGCGTCGCTTCTGTCCAGGGCGCGCATTGAGCGTGAGAACGCCGAGCGGCAGGCGCAGCTGGAAAAGGAGAAGGGGGGAACAGGTGGGGCAAAGTGAGGCGGCGTTCCAGTCGCAAGTGGTTCAGCTCGCGCACACCTTCGGGTGGCTGGTCCAGCACACGCGGCCGGCGAAACAGGGGGACAGGTGGCTCACGCCGATCACTGGCGACGTGGGCTTCCCCGATCTAGTGCTTGCCCACTACCGGCGCGGGGTGATCTTCGCCGAGCTCAAGACAGACACCGGGGCGCTGAGTGATCCTCAGTACCAGTGGGGGCGGACGCTCAAGGAAGCGGGGGCAGAGTGGCGGCTGTGGCGTCCCAAGGACATGGACGCAATCCAGAAGCGCCTGGGCGGTGGCAAGTGATCATCCACGGCCCGAAGGCCCCAGCCTCATTCACCGTCATTCCCAACAGGATCCTGCGCGATGACCATCTCAGCTACCGCGCACGCGGCCTGCTCGCGTACCTACTCAGCCAACCACCGGACTGGAAGATCAGCAGCCGCCGGCTCATGGTCGCCACGACTGAGGGCAGGGACGCGATACGCACAGCCCTGCGCGAGCTCATCACCGTGGGCTACCTCGATCTGGTCAGGACTCAGGACGACGCCGGCAGATGGGGCAGCGAATACAGGGTGACCGACACGCCCTGGTACTTCGGCCCAGACCCTGTGGATAACTCAGCGCAGCCTGTGGATAACTCAGTCACCGGGGCCTGAAAAACCGACGCCGGTTTCCTAGGCCGTATTACTAAGGACTATAAGACTAAAGACTAAAAGAAGTAGGAGCATGGCCAAGACTCGCAAGGACCTAGCATCAAGGGAGTACCGCGCAAAGCGGCAGAGGTTCCTCACAGAATGGGAT